TGTTGTCCCAGGAGTTTGTTTTGTTTTTGCTGCACCGAGGGCGAACGTCGGCTCAACGCCAGCGATCGTCTCGGCGGCACCTTCAGCAAGTGCCTTAAAGTATTCCCCTTCATCCTTGAACTCACGTGACGACAGGTCTTTCGCGGTGATCGCGATGATCTTGGCGTAACGTGGGTCTTTGAGAGATTCGTATTTCTCGAAGAAACGTCCGCGCGTGCGCTCGGCACGGGCTTCGGAGATGTATTCTTGCGCCGGAGCGAACTCTTCACGGAGTTTCGCGAGTTCGATCTGCATGAGGTTGCGAGCACCCACGACGCTTTGTTTCACAAGACCCTGTTGGAGGTCGGCAAAAAGCGCTTTGAACTCGGCCTTCTGTTCCGGCGTCATATCTTCCGTCAGACGGAAAAACTTGTCGAGGAACTTTGGGTCTTTTTTCTCAGGGTTATACACCGCCCAAAGCTCGTCCTTTTGCTCTTGGGTGAGTTCAGGTTCTTTCTGCTCGACAGGTTTCTGCACCGTGCCTTTGACGATGCCAGCGAGTTCCGTCATTGCGGCACGCAGGTCGTCGGTAGGAGGCTTTTCTGGCGTCTCGGGCGTTTCGTGAACTTCTGGTTCGTCGAGTTCGTCGAGGCCGTCGTTTTCTGTGGTGGTATCTAAGCTCATTGGGCTAGTTCTTCTTTGATTGCGGCCAACGTCTCGTTCAACGAGTCAGACGATTGGCGCAACCCGCGAAGATGTCCGATCGCAACGAAGTGCGCGACAAGCGTTTCGACATCCCGAACGTCATCGTTGATGACGAGACGTAGGAGTGTGTCTTGTGCTGTGGCATTTTCCGTCGCGATACGTTGCGTGTAAGGGTGCTGAAGGTATTTCTCCAGCTCCCGTTGCGCACTTTCGAGCTTAGCTTTGTCGTTCTCGTCCATTAGACGTTAGCGGCAGCGCAGACCTCACGGTCTGCATGGTTAGGTTCGGCAGCTTTCGGCACCCGAGTAAAGTTTAAGTTTTGCAAATGTGTAACATACCGCAAATTTGCTTTAGTATTATTTAACTTATTGCGATCAATATGGTCTACTTCCAATCCCGGCGCAGGTGCTGGACCTAACACATCATGATGCAAGTAATGACGGGGTCCAACGCTATAACCATTTCCTCTGCGGGGATAACCTTTATGTAAAGCATATTTATATTTTGATAAACGCTCAAAATCGTCATCATCCACATAAGCTTTATCCCCAAAACGTAAGCTTAAAACTTTCATACAGCAACTTCTTGCGGAAGCATTTGCTGAACATTTGTAGGCGCCGTTGGTGGCATTACAGGCATGGGCGTAGGTGCCGGTAACCGGCCCGGGGTAACACCCCGTAATGTATAAATCTCTTGGAACAAAGCCTGAATTTGCGTAGGCCCATAACCTAACACTTGAGAAATTTCCGGGTTCGAGAGGATGGTCATGAGGATTTCCTGGAGACTCTGTGCGAGGAAGGCGTTCTCCGAAGGGTTCGATGCGTCGAACACGAAGAAATCCTCGGACGTGGCAATAGATATGGGGTCCGCCTTGAAGAGGACGTAGATTTCGTCAAGGGTGAATGGCATCCCCGTCTCAGGGTTCACCAACTGCGTCTTCCACTGAGGGCCGAGGATTTGAACAAACGTCTCGAACTCCATCTCCTGACGGTTGTTCGCGATGAGTTGTTTGCCAAGACGCTCGAACGCTGTATCCCAGATACCACCGAGCGTCGTCTTGCCACGGGCTGTCGCCCCTTGGATGTTTGCACGGTCGGATGTTGCGCTGCGTCGGCCCGGCGTGCTGTTTCCTTGCATGAGGCTGTTATACCCCGTGACACCTTCGAGCAAGTCTTTCAGCGCTGCGGTATCCATCATCACGTTTTGCGTAACGTCTTGCGTGGCGAACTGTTTGATGTAGCGGTCCACGCCGGTTTGCGAGGCGTTTTTACGCAGATAGATATAGGGCGAACGTGATTCGAGGCTTTTCACGTCAATCCCTGCAGGGTCTACAATCCATTTGCTTTCCACGCTATTCTTTTGCGATGTAACGTGCGCGTTCAGCTTCCATGTGATGAGCGACGTGAGCTGGTCGCAGATGTCCGAAAGACCTTCGTTCACCACTTGGTGCTGATCTGGGAGAAACTGTCCCGCCACGTAAGGGAACTGGCCATGGAGATAATACGCCTCCTCAAAACGAACGATCGTCTTGTCGTTTGCGATCCAGACGATATAGCGCACCGGAAAACCTTCCTTGCCCAAGGGGCTGGTTTTGCTGTCCGCTACGCTGAAGTTCTTCGGGATGATGTCGCACACCATCTTGGTGATCGTCACCGGACCTTTCTTCACCATACCACCAGGATCGTCCTTTACACCACCATTCCCCTTCTCTTCGCGCACATCCATTTCGACGATACGCGTGTTTGCTTTGCGTTTCGTGAACTCGTCCTTGGTGAACTTCGGGATTTTGTCCAGGTTGAAAAGCTCGTCATTCCCACGTAGCGACGACATGGACCAGATGTCTTCCGAGCCGCAGTATTCGCCTTCTTGGTAGCGTGTGAGGGGAAGGGAGACGTCCGGCAACCAGCGATACGGCGAGATCGGAACGACACGATTGCCGATGAACGTGGGTATGGGTGTGAAGTCGTTCGTTGTTTCTTCGGCGACCTCGCCGAACGCTCCCTCGACCATCTCGGTCTTCTGCACTCGCATCCAACGATACTCTTCTGCGTAGCAGACTTCGGCCACACCCAGAGAGAAACGCGCAATGTCCAAAAAGAACTGCACCAGAAACGCCTGCCACGTGTTTTTACGCAGATCGCGTTCAAGTATAAGCTCCATCGGTTCGCGCAACGGATTGTCCTCGGTGCCTGTAGGTTCGAGCGAGTAGAACCGCTTGTTCTGCATGAGGGTTGTCACGTTAAACGCAACGAACGTCATGCATTGAGAAAAGGTCAGCGGCACGACCATCTTACGCGGCTGGCCTTTCGAGTCCGCTGCACGATCTTCCTTGTCCACCTTGCGTTTCGACCGGAACGTCGCATCATGTTCGTCCCACTGGGTGTAGTGCGTGGCCATTTCCTTGCGCGACGCATCGACAAGCCCCATGACGTAACGCAAGAGCGCACCATGTTCCGGCGAGTCCGTGTCTTTGAGTTTTTCTTTGAAATCAGCGAAGGGCATAAATGGTTTTGTCCAGTATTCTGGACATTACGAGAAGTTTTTAATTTTGCGGTTTGTCGATCACACGCTGAATGTCAGCACGTTTGAACTTTTGACCATCAATTTCAAAAACGTCTTTTTCGTTTGTTACTTCGGCTACAGGTTTTCCGGTGCCGTCGATATAGAACTTAACCCCATTACCCTTTTCAAAGGTGCCGAGAGCGACCTTGCCCGCAAGTCCGAATTGCTTTTCGATGCTGGTGCGAAGGGTTGGGACGGGCGTTGTGGGTGCAGGTGTGGAAGGCTTCGGCGTAGCCGGTGCAGATACCGGGGTGGCCTGTTTGGAATTAAGCAAGTCAGCAAGTGAAGGCATATTACGAAAGGCTATGCGCGCGATACCGTGTGCGCATGTGACGGGATTTACGTTCGAGCGCGGATTCCTCGCGTTCCTCGCCGAAGAGAACGAGAGCGTCGGTGTCGAAGTCCGGCAGGTTTACCGGAGTGTAGTCGTATTCACCGGCAGGCTCGATATACGTGAGGCCCTGCAAACACATACGATGAAGATTCTCCATCATGTCGTCGTTCTTCTTTACGGGTTTGTTTTCTTCGCCATCCCAGACGAAGCCGCGGGAGATTTCGAACAACGTCCTGCGAAGGTTCGTGTTGAAATAGATCACCGGCTTGCCGTGTTTGTCACGCGCTTTGAGCGTGCTCTTTACGGCACGTATGCCGTTGACCGGGTCTTTGGTGGCCGGGATGACCGCAAGGCCGAGACGGCGGTATTCGTCCATTGCAGTGGACTCGGTGAGTTTGTTAGGAGTGGAAGCCAAAGGATCGACGATACCCGGGAGAGACGGACGGCCGTGCAGAAACTCTTTGATCTTTTCGACTTCTTCCTCTATGAGCATTTGTTGCCAGAGTTCTCCATAAACAACCGAAACATCCTGCGGCGAAGTAGCCACAAAAAGGACCGCATCGTTTTTCCGGAAATGGTAGTCGATTGCATAGCGGATGCACCACGAAGGGGGTGGAGTGTTCCAGTCTTTCCAGCCTTCGGGCGGGTCTTGCAGAACGTGTTTGTTCCACGAGAACTCTTTGAAGACAAGGCCGGAGAACGAAGTCGGCAGGCCGTGCAGACGAGCTTCTTTTTCGTCATCCGTCAGCCACGCCATAAAGGACGCGATGTCCGCTGCGCTGTTATGCGGGTTGTCTGACATACTCCCCGTCATCATCCAACGATCTCCCGAGGCGATTGTTGTGGCTTCGAGCCCACGGCCACTTTCAAGGTCCGGGACGAACGCTTCGTCAATCCACGGCTCGGTCAAAGGAGTGCACGTGAACCAGCCGCGCCCACCACGATCGACTAGCCCACGTGCAATAGCTTTCCACATACCCTCGGGACAAGGCTCGTCGATGTGTGCCCAGTCCCAGACGCTGGACTCTTGACCCAGAGGGTTTTGTTTATACGACTTTACCGTGTCAAGATGGATAACGCTCATGCCGCCAGAGACATGGCGCACAGGTATACGGTCAATCGCACCGCTGTGGTTACGTGTGGGCTGACCGAGCGAGGCCTTCGGAATGTATTTGATGAGCTTGCCCTTGTTCGTTCCTTCTTGTTCTGTGAACACCTCTTTCGATTTGTCCCAGTCTGTGGTGACAATGAGACCTTTCGTTGGATAAGGCGGTATGCCTAGAGTGCGTAAAGGATTACCTTCGGGTATCCACGGACGATACCCCAGAGCGAAGGCGACGTCTTCTGCCGCACCCATTTCAGACTTTCCAAAGCGGTTGCCTGTGCGAGCGTAACGATAACGAGCACCTGCGGCAGCATGAAACGCTTGTTGCTTTTCGTGAGGGGAGTAGAACGTGATTTGGTTTTCACGTAAAAGCTCCTGCCGACGCCGCTCCAGCGCGAGTTCGCGCCGGGCGAGAAGGACGTCGATGGGCGGGGCGGTTGTCACCGGGGTCCGAAAGAAGGGTTGCCTTCGGCATCAATGGTGCGAACGGTGTCGGCACAACCTGGAGGGCGTTGCGTCCAAGGCTCGCGCGTTGTGAGACTGGAGCAGCCGACGAGAAGCACCGCAGGTGCAAGCAACAAGGCGATGGCTACGAAAGGTAGGATGATTTTCATTTACGGTAGGAGCGTCCGGCTTCGAGATACGAGGAAGGCGAGCCGGTCAGTTCAAACCGAACCCGGCTTCCGGCTTTGGTGGTGTAGTCTATGGCACAGCCGGTGAAGAACAACGCGTTGAGTGTAACGAAGTGCCAGAGTTTCATTTAACAGCGGTTTGCAGATCGCGCACAGCTTTGAGCACCACGGCCGCAACGGCGGACGCTACGAACAGTTTCGCCTTCCACTCGGGTGGGATGATCGTGGCTACGTCGCCGAGGGCGTAAGGAGCACCAGCGAGAGCCGTGAGGAATGACATGGCGATTGCGCCCCAACCTGCGAGGTTCTTCGTATTCATTTGTTCGAGAGTTCTACTAGCTTTTGCCAGAGTGCCTGGCGGTCACGGTCACAGGTGTCAGAACGGTTTGTGAGATTCTGCACCATTGACTCAAGGTATTCAAAGCGTTTGTTGCGCTCGACTAGAGCGGCCTCGAAAGCAGTTTTGACGTGAGCCTCGGCAATATCCAACGAGGCTTTCGCTTCTTTCGCTGCACGCTCGTTTTGGTTGTTCAGCCACCAAATCGCAAAGAGTAGCATTGCGACGCCCGGACCTTGGCGGACGGCCCAGTCGAGCATTGAGGCGGTGAGCGTGTCCACTATAATGCAGTAGGCTTACGCTTGCAACGCCTGAATCTGCGCGGCGATGGCTGCGTTCACTTCGGGCGCGGAGTTGGCAAGCGCGTAATCGAGCAGCCCGAGAAGGTTCGGCACTTCATCCTGCACGATCGCGATGGCCGCGTTGCCGGGCTCGGCTTCTCCGAAAAGCGACGAGTCCTTGAGGTTTGCGACCGGGAATGCCGCGCGACCCTGGGCTGCGAGGCCGGTGGCTTTGGACGTGATGGCGGCGGCGAGGTTTGCCGGGGTGGGTTCGGGGACGATGATGTATTCGATGATGCTCATGGTGTTGGTTGGTTGGTTGGTTGTTACTGCTAGAATTTCACCCAGTTCACGGAGGTCATGCGGTAGATGGTCAGCATGTTGCCAGAAGAAGCGAACTGCCCGGCGAGCAGCTTCACCGTGCCGGATGCCGAAGGGATGATGTCGAAGACCAATGTGACGTTGCCGTAATCGTCGGCGGCGGACGTTGATACCTGGACCAACGCTCCGCCGCTGCCGACGTTGTTGTAGGCATCCGCAAACGAGGGACTAATCAAATCAATGGGTTGCCTTGCCGCGCCGCCTTCAAGCACCACGCCTTCTATCTGACATGCGGCGGCGGTGTAAGCGGGATACTCCAGCCCGAACTGCGCGCCACTGGTCGCGCCGGCAATGCTCCACTGCAGGGTGTATTCGATCCGATACCGCTCGCCCGCGACCACTGGCACATCGAGCGCGGAAAGTCCGGTGTTCGTCAGCGTGGCGCTGCTAGTGCGCGTTACGTTGCCGGACAGGGATGCGCGGCCTGTTGAAGTCGAAGCAAAAAGCGCACTCATTGATAGAACAACGTGGTTTGCTGATCACCCGCAGAGCCTGCGGTGTAGACATCGCGCGTCGTGCTGAACGCCCATGCGAGGCCGGTGGAGTATTTCCAGCCGAGTTCGGTGAAAAAATCCATGCCCACGATGATTTGCGAAGCTGCCGGGACGAGGAAGCAGAGTGCGGGAACGGTCGATGTAGACGTTGGCACCACAGCCAGATCGAAGAACTGGAGATAGCGTGCGGCTGCGTTAGAGTTGTGGCAGGTTGCCGAGAACAGCAAACCGCCTCCGGTGCGAACGACCGTTGTGGCGTCCGCGGCTACGTTGGTGTATTTGGAAGGTGTGAGGAGCATGGAGAACGTAAAGCCGGTTAGTAACCTCCCGGCGCGAGAGTTACGTTAGTAGAGCGAGGCGACGATGCCTTGCGCCGTGGTGAACGTCGTCGGAGGAGCGATCGTCAGAGACGTTGTGGCGAGTGCCGTGGCGTTAACCACGGTGACGGTGCCAGCGCCGAACGAGCCAAGCACGTGCGTGTTGAGCCGGTCCGAAGTGGACGAGCCAAACGCGCCGATGTAGTAGGTGCCTGCGGGCAGGAACACACGGCCGGTGAGAGCAGTGGCGGTGCCGGGAACGCTGACGAATTCGTTGTTGAACGGGATCTTTTGATACGAGTCGATTCCGGCCGAGGCCGTTGCGGCGGTCGAAGCGATAAGTTTGCCCGAGACGTCGAAGATACCTGCGCGGGTGTTGCCATTCGTCACAGCACTGCCGTTGAGCACGGCCACACCGGTCACCCAGACGGGTGCGGGAACGTAGATTTCCGCGGTGAACATCGAGGTCGCTGCGACCGTGGTATCGTTGAAGTCTGCTGCTGCGGCTGCGGGAACGCCTCCGGTGTGGAAACACCGTGGAGAAACTCCGCCGACCTTGACGATCGTGCCGCCCTGTTGAACTGACGCTGCTTGTGGATATGTTGGCATATATGTTGGTTTCTATTGAGAAAGCGCCAACGGCGCCTCCTTTGTTGAGCTGGACCGCAGTGCGGCCAGTTGTTGTTGTATGCTCTCCATCTCTTCAGACGGAGAAGCGTGAGTTGTGTGAGACACCGTCGAGACAACCGTTTGCGTGGCCTTGCCTTTGGCCTGCTCCAAAAGGAGTTGTGCGGCGGAAAGAATGTTCCGCACGCCATAGGTTTCGATGTCTCCGTTGGCGATCTCGGCAATACGGTTGATCGCGTCGTGGGCGTGAGAAGTGATCGCAGCCTGCAGGTCCTGACCGTGTTCGTTCGCGAGAACGGCCAAAAGTTCTTGGAACCAGCGTTGGGTGCGGAGACACGCTACAGCCGACGGCTCGCGTCCCGCAGCCATTGCGATCTCACTGTTCGTGCGGCCGGACAGCAGCATGAACGCAGCGAGACGGTGCCACGGCTGCTCGTTCTTTATGCCCATTTCGACAGCATCGGGCTTGTCGAACCGATGAAGCTTGGGCAGGCCGTTCTCTCCAATCTCTGCGTTCAACCCTGCGTTGCGCCGCTCAGGTTTATACGTCGCGTTCGTCAGGTCTCCGCCATTCGGCCCACGAGCTTCGCTCGTCGTGGTTTTGTCCAGAATACTGGACATTACGCTACGCTGCGTTTCTTGTGGCACTTGTGGCACACCTTCGTTCTTTTGCAGAAGTTCTATGACGTCGGCAGTGGTCACAAAGAACCTCCCGGAGCCAGCATCTCGTGGCCTGCGGCCCCGCTGGACGTTGTGCGCACCGCAACCTTCGCATGGTCACGCCGAGCGGCCGGGCCGACATACGGCTGTGCCGTCCCGGTGCGTAACGCAAATACGCGCACGAGGCGTGAGGAAATTCTTTCTTTTGTGCAAGGCTCGCTCACGCCCGGAGCATAAGGCCGAACGCGCCCGAAGTCAACAAAAAATTAAAAAAGAAATAACGAAGGTTCGTGCAAAGAAAGGCTTTTCCCATACCAGCAAAAGAAAACAATTTTTAATTTGCATTATGCGCTGCGCCACGCTATATTTCCT